GCTATTGCCCAGTCATCTGCATTAATCATCATCGCCTCTAATCGTGGCGACTATGCGTTCGATTAACGCGCCTTCGGCTAGGTTGTCGCATACCTGGCATACATGCAACGGCATAAACTTATGCTCAATCTCTTTAGCTAGTACTTCTCTTAGATCCTGCAATATCGTACGCATTTCTGGATTACTCACTTATCTTTACCCCATCCTGTTCCTTTAAATATGATCGATGGCGCGCTAAACACGCGCATCATTGGGTAGCTGCAGCACAAGGGTGCGCTGTCGCCGTGTGTATTTACCGGGTGATTCATCTCTGTTTCGCCCCCGCATTGATCGCAGCGATATAGGTAACTAGGCATCTATATCCTCATCTCTAGCGCGTTCGGTGTCTAATAACATCTCAATGCCCATAACTCCACAGCCTAAGCATTGAACGCAAACTACGTTAGGCGGCAGGTTAATAAACTCATCTACGATCTTATGCGTTTGCATGCCGGGGCCGATCTTGGCGCAAACCCTGCACTTAATTTTCAGTAATGCCATATACGGACTTCCTTAATGCATCCATTTCAAATAACTCACGTTGAGATACCCAGAAATTGCCATCAGCTGCGTTATAGTATTTAGGCTTTTTAGCCCAAAGCACGGGCATCCAGCCCACTATTTGATAGACAGGTGACTTATTCACTACCAGGATGGCCACATCGGTTAAGCGTGGGTAATCCTTGTGAATAATTAAATGGCCATTGATATACCTAGTCCATTTAACTTCAAAGCCCAGATTACCGACAGTTATATCGGCTTCATCGCGGTAAGTGTTAACCGTAGGTACGAAATTCTGTAAGCCCATGTACTGAGCTACAGCAATCTCAGACCCAACGGCTTCGCTATTTTCCAAGATAAACTCATGGTAATTAGTTTTACGGTCATATCTGCGATCTGGTGTAGTTAAGAATTCACCCGTACTACGAGCAAACCCACATGCCGCAGCTTGTTTTTCCTGCGATCGATCTAAGATCACCTGGACTATCTGCGCCATCTCAGTTATAGCCATATTGGTTTGCATTGATCGCTGCGTGACTTACTACTACAAGTATAGCCCCGGTATTTTTGCCCAGTTTTCGGGCTTACGCCTTCCTTGTAAACCATCCTGCCATGACTGCAGATAGGTGCAGGATCTACGATCTCGCCGCCTAGTTGCGATTTGATATCGGCAATAGTTTCAGCTGCTGGTCGCACACTTCCCACGCCTTCAACCTTTACTGCAGGTATAGCAGTAGCCCATAGATCAACCTCTACTGCAGGCTGAGCCTGTAAACGTTCTACCTTTTCCATATCCTGTCTTGTAGGCCGTGCATCGCTTGGCATCAATAACCCGATGGCTCGACCGATGGCAGACGTGCTGCAATTCTCGATCCAAAAGTCACGGTTTACGCCTCGATCAGTACGCAGCTCATAGGCATAATCTACAGCCGCCGGAACTACATCCTCATGTTCACGGAATACGCTGGCACGGATAATGACGTAGCCATCCTTGACGTTTAGCTCTACGATCTCAGTAATGATCCTGCCTGAGATATGGGTTTCTCTAAACCGTTTAATACGGCTATTGACATCCTCATAGTTATCCAAGTTAAAGGTCATGAGTTGCGCACGATCTCTGTAGCTGAGTTAAATGCAGCTCTTAAACCTGCAGCGCGGCCACGATTAAAGCCATCCTTAACGCCTTCTTTGTAGCCAATCGACCAACCTACTAAAAACCATGCAACGCTAACCATTAAAACTAATACTGCTACTTTTGTTATATCCATTTACTTCGCCCTTGTTTGGGTTAAGCCGCACTACACCGAATTAGGTAGCCCTGCCTAACGTGTAAATTAAGGGTAAAGCCTGGGTATGACAGCGGTCAATAACCGACACGCCCTAACGCTGTAGCAACATTTCGTAGATGCTATCCACCTTGGCCTCGATGCGATCCACGCGGCCGCGTAGGTTATGGCCACCGTTACCGTCTTGGCGTAATTCGCTTAGGTAATACTTAACTAGATGGCGAACCAGCCCAGCCGCAAACCCCATAAGAGTACATAATCCTATGGCTATTGCTATAAGCGACTGGGCGGCCGTCATTACTTTACGCCAAAAGTCTTATCGCTGTGGTTAAGTCCACGCAATAATGGCCCAATTAGGCCAGCGATAAAAGCATTAGCCAGGGTCTTAGGATCTGAAATTCCTGACATATACAAGGCCGCAGCACAGCTCGCAGCAGCTCTTAGATATGACAGTCCAGCAGCTATAGCTTGTTCTTTCATGGTCTTACTCCTAAATGCCCTTAGTTGACTTGTTTTAATACTGCAATCGTATGCGTACCCGATGCAGCAATTCCATATAAGCCTTCATGATCTCCTACAGGCACTTGCATTTTATCGCCGTTATCTAGTTTGTAACCATTAGATGTAGTTACGTTAGCATCGCCTAAATAGACAGCACCGCCGCCTAGATTATGTAGCCATACTGTTTGATCCATAATATTTGCAGCTACTAAAAGCGTGGCTGTAGTGGTTACTGTTACTTGTGCGCTAGTCGGCATAACTTAATCCTAACTTCTCTATTAGTTTGGCTGTCTTTACGGGATCTTGTGCTATCTCCCAATGCATCTCGTCTTTGCGTGTCCAGTTACCGCCCCATGCTAGGCCGTACTTCTTGGTCAATGCTTGGATCATTGGAATTTTCTCAGCTGGGAACGTGCCAGCCTTACCTAACGGGTGCTTAGTCGCGTTTAGGTCTATCGCTGTACCCGATGCATGGTTACTTAACTTGCCCGGTACGCCTCGAACATCGCGGTAGCAGTAGCCCCAGTCATCTAACGTACCGCCATCGATCGGCTCAATTAGTTCGTGAAACTGCTCAGCAAATGCAACCAATAAAGGTGCAGCAAAATAGGCGCATCGCAGCTTAATTTTTGTACCCTTGATTGGGTAAGACTTGATACGGATCGACTCAACCTCTTTAGAGGCTGGCCAGCCGTTATAGCTAATTGCTGTCATAGTCAGGCGCAATCCATCGGCATGTATCCTCATCGAATCCTGCAGCATCTTTAGGCTCAGGCGCAATAAACGCATCTCTAACCGCGTCATAGGTGTAACCAATACCTGCATAGTTTTTACGTATATTGCCGTTATAGCTAGTACGCTTACAGGTTTGACCTCTAAAGTTTGAGTACCAAGTTTCGGTATCTAAACCATCTATTAGTTCAGTTTCATCTACACCGACAATTACCTCGGTAACAATATTATTTTCATCTAAGAAAGCGTAATGCGCCATTATGTCCAGCTCACATTTCCAGTACCAGCGGTAATCGTAGTTACTTTATAGCCGCCACTTGCTGCGCCTGTAGAACCAGTTAAACCGCCGCCTATTGAGATTGTACGAGTATCTGGGTATTTAAGAATTACAACACCTGAGCCGCCATTACCGCCAGCTGTATTGCCGTAATTGCCAGCGCCACCATTACCTGTGTTTGCGCCACCTGCCACACCTGCGCCATTATTTGTAACGCCGCCGCCTTTACCACCTGCAGCATAAGTAACAGACGATCCGCTAATTGAATTGGCTGTACCAGCACCGCCGTTACCACCAGCATTTGTAAGGGCACTTGGTGAGCCAACCGCCGATGAACCGCCGCCGCCACCAGCTGCTGCAGTTACTGAAGCTCCAACGTCACCACCTGCATAACCTTGAACAGGAGAAACACTAGGCACGTTTCCTGCGCCACCTACAGGTTTGATAGTCGCACCTGATCCACCTGCTCCAGATCCCGAACCACCCGAATAACCCGGGCTATCTTGGCCAGCACCTTTACCGCCACCTGCAGATGTAGTGCTATTAAATACTGAATTACTACCTTGTGTGCCATCCGCAGCTAAACCGCCACCTGAGCCACCTGTACCGCCTGCGCCTACAGTTACCGAATAATTAGTAGATGGAAATAAAGTCGCAGTATTAGTGCGATAGCCACCTGCACCTGCACCTGAGCCAGCACCGCCGCTACTCCAACCGCCACCGCCACCGCCTGCGCCTGCAACTATTAACGCCTCAACACTAAAACTAGGCGGTGTAGGTATTGATAATGAACCAACAATGACATTTAACATTATGCGACCGCACCTACAACGTACCAAGCATCTGTACCAGTTTTAATAAGTGCAGCTGATTTGTATTGAGTTAGTGTAGGGCTTGCAGCTGTAGCACCTGCAGATAAAACGGTAGTAGTACCAGGCGTTACAGCTGAGATTGTGCAAACACCTGCGCCAATATTCATGACTGTAATAACCGTACCAGTAGCAAACGCCACGGATGCGTTTGTAGGAATCTTAAAAGCGTTAGCCGATGCATTAGACATGGTAACTAGCGTTTGGTACTGATCGGTAGATACCGCTGTGTAGGTAGTACCTGTTTGGGCATTAAGGGTAAATGCCACTAGGCCGTTAAACATGCCTGCGGTCATAACGTCACCCGTTACTGCTGGGAATCCTGTAGCCATTTATTTATCTCCTCTAGTATGAAAGTACATTTTGTCCTAAAACCCCATAGTTAGCGTTACCAATAATAAACCCGTCAATTATGGGCTCTAGTGTAGTAAAGGTAGTGCGCCATTTATTCGGTGTAACGCTGTGTGCCACGCCAAATACTTGAAGTGTTTTTGTCAGAGTCGAGCTACCCGGCTGATTTGTCGTGATCGTTACAGGATCAAAGAAATCAAGATCAAGCGCGGCTACAATGCCATTGGCATAGTTATCTGTGTAAAGGTCTAGCTCGATGGCATCGCATCTAACGCTAGTTTCGGCACGGCTTGCAACGTAGGCACGGGCGTAGTCCAGCGCGACCGCATCGGTCTGCATAAGTAAATTCTGGATATTGTAAGTATGGGCAAAATACTTCTCTACGCTAGCTGCGTTAGTAGCATTTTGAACTGTGCCACCTGTACGGGTTACGTTTGCCTGATTAAATACAAGCGTGTCATCAAGTCGCCATACGGCGTTAAAATAGCCGATGTCTGTGCCGTTATCGTTAAACACGGTAGGCGTACCGCCGATGCTGGCAACCGTCACGGTGCGATCCTGAAATACGAAAGAGCCAGATGCATCAACATAAAACGCGCCATACTCGCTATTTGTAACGGTTTGTAATGCAGCTAGAGATGTACGAGCTGAGCCCGGATCGTTTTGCAGCGTTGTCAGGCCGGCATCTACGTCACGTTGCGATGCTGGCCAGTCAATTTCATTAAGTATTTGGTTAATCCGTGTGCCACTTAGGTCGCCTGCAGTTGCACCTGTAACGGTACTGATCTGAGCATTTTGAGCCAATCTTAGGGCATCTACGGCTTGTATCGTTGTATAAACTACATCGGTAGCATTTTTAGGGGTAGTCGTGGTGTAACTGGTAATAAATCCCGAAAACATGGCATAAGTGCTGCCAGCATAAGTAGCCGATATAGATACCTTACGCATTGGATTCAATAAGCCAAAATATGGGCTAGATGGGTTTTGCGGATTAAAGTCGCCATTTTGATCCACAATGCGTAAGGTCATTGTGCCAGTTTGAAATTCATCTGCCTGCGGATTGCGACCGCGCTTAATGCTTACGCTATCTACTACATCGCTAACATCTACAATAACGGCAGCTGAGTCTGCCAATACGTTAGTACCAAATATGCCTTCGCCAATAATAAATGCCTGTGCAAAACTAGGGCCTGTAGAAAAGTTAATAATTGCGTTAATTACTGGAATTGTCATTAGCCGTTGTCCACTAAGAACCCAGCAGCTATGCGTGGCAAACCTTGCCTATTAGCATTTAGTAATGCATCGTTTACTTTATTAGTAAAGTCATCACCATCTAATACGCTGCCTTCGATAACTATATTAATAGCTGGAGATTGGATACCGAATCCCGGGCCACCGACTGAAGGGCCGAAAGGATTAAACATCGAGGATGATCCTGTAGCCGATTGGGCAGGCGTTACATTTAATACCGCAGCTGCTAAAGCATCTACTGTAGTTTGCGACTGCGTAACCGATGTAGCGGCGGCATCAGCAGCAGCAGCAGCCTCGGCAGCAATATTTTCTACCTTAGCCAAAATATCCGAGATAGTGTCATCCTCTGCAAAAATGTCACTAGTATCTGCAATTATTTCCTCTACGGCAGTTTGTTCCTCTTTAGCTGCATTAATGGCAGCCGTTACTGCTGCTACTTTCAAATCGTAGTTACGGTCTGCATTTTGGCTAGGATTGTAATTCACGCCGGGAACTAAGCCCGGAACATCGGCTATGCCTTTACCTAACTTACCAAGCTCTATTAATGCTAAAGATAGGCTGCCAGCCCATGTAGAAAACGGGTCTTTAGTTTGACCGATTGCTAAAAGATCGGCAGCAATTTTGGAATTTTTGGCCTGTATATCCTCTAATTTCTTTTGCAAGGCTTCGGCTTTATCTGCGTTGCCTTCCTCAATAGCCTGCATAAGTAATAAACGAGTACGTTCCTCATCGGTTATTTTGCCCTTTAATGCAGCGGCTATCTGAATCTTTTGAAGTTCAAATACAGCAGCAGCTTTTTCAAGTTTTAATTTGTTTGCAGCTGCTAGTTTATCTGCCTTGATCTTTGCAGCGGCTGCCGCTTTTTCTGCTGCAATTCTAGCGGCTTCGGCTTTAGCGGCGGCTCTTGCAGCAAGTAGATCACTACTTACGCCTGAGCCACCTGTATAAAATCTACGAGCAGATGGCCGTTTAACTAATTTAGAGGCTGTGCCTTCTGTAATATTGCCAGTTACAAACGCGCTTACAAAGTCTAATAAATTGTATTCGCTTACATCTTTAAGTAGATCGCTAACTGCTGTAGCAAACTTATTTACGTTTGCTGTGGCTCGATCTATATCACCGTTGCCGGCCATGTCTGCAAAAAGATCTACTAAGCCTTCGCCTAAAACCTCTTTAGCATTAGCAGATGCAACAGCCAATTTATCTATAGATCCAGCAAATGTATCAATATAGGCTTTGTTCGCACCTTTGCTTTGTTTAATAAGAATTGCTTGAATTTCAGCAAAATCTTTAGTAGCTAGTTCTGCATCGGTTAAGCCTGTATTTAATTGCTTTAAGCCTTTGTAGTTTCCAACGTAAGCACGGGATAAAGTGTTGATTACCGCTGAAAACTCCAAGCCATTAGCTCTGGCTACATCAACGGCTAAAGCCATTAATTCCTGTGTCTTAGTGGTGGATAAAGTTACTTTTGATAACTTAGCATAGGCTGGTCTTAGTTCATCATCTAAGATATTTGTTTGCGCTTCAAGTGTTGCAATAAAATTTTCAGCGTTTTGCGATTGATAAGCCAAACCTAAATTTTTAAGATTTTGGCGTAATGCGGTTATAGCTGCATCATCCTCAGCAAAAGCTTTTACAGCTTGCTTAGAAAAATTGACTATTGCCCTAGTGCTAAAAGCCAAGCCAAAAGCACCAGCTAGTTTTTTAACATTATTAGTTAATTTTTGTGTGGCTTTATCCGCTTGATCGAACGCTTTTTTGCCTTTATATTCAACGGCTAAATCTACTCTTACGGATGGATCAACGGCCATTAGTTATACCCCACAGCCGCATTAAATTTATCCCGGGCAGACTCGATGGCTTTAATAACAGCTGCGTTAGTCTTTCCACCATCCTCTTTCCATGCACGAAAGATTGCACGGCCTTTCATTTTGCGCGATCTACGGCCTGCGCCTGTTTGGTTATTGGCATCTACTATTGTGCTGTATTGATTCATAGCCTGTACAAATAAATAACCGGCTTCAGGGTTATTGCTCTTACCGTATTTTTTATTAGTGCTAGTTGTGTAACGATACTCACCAGCACCTGTATCGCGCCGATAAGTAGGGATTACAACCTCACGCATTTTTGCTTGCTCACGGCCGTTAGGGTGTACACGGCCAGCAGTTTCATAAATAGCACCCGATGCGGATGCATTTTGAATACGAGCTAAAGATCTAAAGCCTGATCGGTTTACCTTGCTAGGTGTGGTTTTGTAACCTACGCCGCCTCTAGCATCTTTCCCATCCCATACTGGAAATTTGCCGTTACCTGATGCTTTACCGTAGCCCGATAAAGGGGCTTGGGATGGAATAAACCCACGCGCTTTAGACACGATAGGTTTAAGCAAACTAGCTAATTCTTTTTGCATATCTTTAGCTAAATCAGGTGTAAATTTTTTCATGGCTTTACGGAGTTCAATGCCGCCTTTTACCGCTACTGGCATCTTTCATCTCCTTATTTCGATCTTTCATCGCCTGAAGTAAAGCTTTAAACATCCTGCTATCTAAAGCTAGTAAATCGTTGGGCGCGATACCCGTTTCCAAACTGATCCGTGCGATCAAGTAAGTAAACGAGTCACGCCCTACGCTTCCGGGTCATCATCCAGAACTTCAACCTTTTTAAGTGTTTTTAAAAATTCTGCACCGAACATTGGCACGGTTTCGCCTGCAGCTTTTAAACACTCCCACGCTAACCAATAGACCATGGTCTGCATCTCATCATCTCGAAAGGCTTTATGAAAACCTTTTTTATAATTCAATTCAAACGCATATTCAATGGATGGCGTGATCTGATGCTCAGATACATTTCCATCTACTTTTGTTACTTTTAACTTTGCCATCTTTTAGCCCCTATTCTTTTTGATTATGAAGTGGTAATTACGATTGGTGAATTACAAGTAAATGTAATTGATTGTGTAGCAATATCGCCTACTGCGCCGTTAATATCTGTAGTGTTATTAACTAGGATTGTAGTGCTGTATAACGGGTTAGTAGCTGATACCGCTGCGCTTGTCTGCTTTAGCGTAATAGGTACTGTTGTACCCCATGCAGCCTGAAGGGTTGCGTTTACGTTTGCTGCAGCTGTGTCGCTTAGGAAGTCCAGCGTAATTGTAGAAGCTTCCAAACCCTTTACAAATTTGTGGCTGGTATCAGACATGGCTGTGACTTCGAGTTCATCGAATACACGGTTGATAGTTGCCGATGTAACGTGATCAGTAAGTATTACTGAGTTAAGAGTTACAACGACTGTATTATTTAAATATACGGCCATTTGTTTATTCCTCGATCTGCTCGGTTACGGGTGCTTTGGTCTTTGTTTCTTTTACTGGTGGTGCTTCGATTTGCCCGATCTTAATCAAGAAGGCAATATCCTCATCTGTGTATGACATGGTTTTAACTCCAGCTCGTTAGTATGGATATATTAAATTCGGCGGTTAATAGATCGCCACTATCAGCATTTAATACACCGGGCGCGCTAACGCTGGTTATATTAAATACAAGGTTAGATGCAGCTAGTTTTGTGTAGGCCGCAACAATAAAATCCTCAATGCCTTGCAAGTTACCTTGGTTATCAAACATAGGTACGGTTAGCAAAATCTTAAAATTAGCCATAGGCGAAATAGTTATATAGCTGTTATTGCTTGGCGTTAAATATGGGTCTGCCGGAATTACCACACAGCTGTTTGCGAGTATTGTCGCTGGCGGGTAGGCAAAAACCGACCATACGCCGTTATTGGTTAAAGCCGTTGCGATGGTGCTACGCAGCGTGGTAATAGCAGCGGTAGGCATTTACCCCACCATGCTATTCGGATTGATGTACGGGGCTAGCAGGCCTCTAATTTTGCCTATCATGCTGTTACCCATGCGGTAAGGCGATGGGCTAAAGCCATCTAGCCCTACGCCCCCGGTCTGACTGACCTGCCTAGCCTGCCAAATATCAACGGCCAAGATCATGGCACTTTCGCGAACGCTTGGCGTATTTGCGTAGGTGGCTGTCTTTGTATCCTCGCCTGTGGCTGAGCCATAAGGCAATACACGGCGGAAATTCTGATTAGCTGCAGTCTTAGCATATTGAATAAAACTATAACCCTGTGGGTATTGGAAATAGTTAAGCTGCAGATTAAACGCAGGCAAAATATTAGCTGTACCTGTTGAAAATGGAACTGTGCCGGTAATGGTGTAAGTGCCGTTAAAAGTTGATCCAGCCCCGGCGATCGTTACCGATTCTCCTGCGGTAAAGATGCCGGGGTTGGCGATCATTACGGTTGCAACGTTATTTACCAATGCAGTTCCCACGACTGGCGCAGAATCAAACCAAAGGAAACTGTTAATTTGATCCTGAGCAGATTGGCAAACTTCCTCGACCGTACTATCTGAGTAAAGAGTACCGATACCGAGATTTGTGCGTAGCTCGGCGACTGTTACATATGTAGCTGCCATTATCGGTACTCCTTACTTAGTAGGGGTCGGTAGGGCAAAGGGCTAATGCCCTACCGACTATTAGGGTTTTATCAGGTTAAGTTATAGCGAACTAGACCCTTAGGCATCTTTACGATTGTTGCCATAAAGCCGTAGATCGCGATCTGGATTTGTAGATTTGAAACTACGTTTACTGACATGTAAGCCTGTGGGCTGCGGTAAACGGTCATAGCTTCTGGTGCAACGATGAACGCTGAATCGTCAATCGTTGTTGAAACCATCTGGTGATCTACATATAGATCGAGGCCAAGTACGTTGCCGCGGATAGATGTAGGTGTTGATAGGCCGCCTGAGTTCATTGGCTGCGCCGCATTG